ATGGATTTGTTCCTATTAAACTAAAATGGGATGTGCATCCTGAAAGACAACAAGACTGGAGAGACGAACAAGCAAGACAATTGGGAGAGAAAATGGCAGCACAGGAATGTGATTGTGACTTTCTATCATCTGGAGACTCAGTAATAGAAGTTGAGAATATGTCGTTTTATGAAGAAACGTATGTAAAAGATCCAACTGAAAGAAGAGGTGTAGATGGAAATCTTTGGATATGGGAATCACCTGACTATACAAAATCATATATGGTTGTTGCCGATGTCGCTCGTGGGGATTCTACCGACTACTCCGCATTCCATGTATTTGATATTGAAAGCTGTACCCAAGTTGCAGAATATAAAGGAAAAATCTCACCTAAAGAATACGGAAACGTATTAGTAGGAATAGCAACAGAATACTGTGATGCACTGCTAGTAGTAGAGAATGCAAATATTGGATGGTCAACAATTGAACAAATACTAGAAAGAGAATATAAAAACCTATACTACTCCTCAAGATCAGATACCGAAACAGTTGAATCTTATATGGCCAAGTTTGAAAGAGATAAATTAGTACCTGGATTTACAATGTCTTTAAAAACAAGACCTTTAGTAATTGCTAAAATGACTGAGTACGTAAGAGAAAGATCTGTAGTACTACAATCAAAAAGGCTATTAGGAGAGATGAGAGTATTCATATGGAGAAACGGAAAAGCTCAAGCACAATCAGGATACAATGACGATTTAGTGATGGCTTTTGCAACAGCTTTATATGTTAGAGATACTGCAATTCGCATGAGACAACAGGGAATGGATCTTTCTAGAGCTACAATGAATGCGTTTGTAGGACTTAATCAAAGAAACCAAGGAGTGTATAACGTTGCTCCTATGCAAAATAATCCGTACCTTATGGAAACACCTGGTGGCCAAGAGGATTTAACCTGGCTATTAGGATAAGTTACTATTTATAAATAAAACATTTCACAAATGGCAGAAAGAAATTTATTCACCTCACTCCAGAGACTGTTCTCAACAGATATATTAGTTCGAAACGTAGGAGGAGACGAGTTGAAGATTGCTGATGTTAATCACATTCAATCAACAGGAAAGTACCAAACCAATTCACTATTGGATAGGTTTTCTCGTTTATACATATACAACAACAAGAACATATTTAATCCTAACCTTAATTACCAAACACTTAGGGTACAGCTTTATTCAGATTATGAAGCAATGGATACGGATGCAATTATAGCCTCTACTTTAGATATATTAGCAGATGAGTCTACATTAAAGAACGCAATGGGAGAAGTTCTTTCAATCAAATCGTCAGACGAAAACATACAAAGAGTTCTTTACAACCTATACTATGATGTATTAAATATAGAGTTTAATCTTTGGTCATGGGTTAGAAATATGTGCAAATATGGTGACTTCTTTTTAAAGTTAGAAATCTCAGAAAAATTTGGTGTTTATAATGTGCTTCCTTATACAGTTTACCACATGGTAAGACATGAGGGAATAGATAAAGAAGATCCAACTAAAGTAACATTCTCAATTGATCCAGACGGATTAGCATCTTCAGCAGATCCAAATTATATTCCAAATAATAGCAAACAAACAATTACCTTAGACAATTATGAAGTAGCACACTTCAGATTAATCTCAGATACAAACTACCTTCCATACGGTAGATCTTATATTGAACCAGCTCGTAAAATTTACAAACAATTAACTTTAATGGAGGATGCAATGTTGATTCACAGAATCATGAGAGCTCCTGAAAAGAGAATGTTCTACATTAACGTAGGATCTATTCCACCAAATGAAGTTGAGCAGTTTATGCAAAAAACTATTAATAGTATTAAAAAGACTCCTTATGTTGACCCACAAACAGGTCAATATAATTTGAAGTTTAATATGCAAAACATGATGGAGGATTTTTATCTTCCAGTTCGTGGAGGAGATACTTCTACAAAAATAGAAACAACAAAAGGATTAGAATACGACGGTACAAATGATATTGAGTATTTAAGAGATAAAATGTTTGCCGCTTTAAAAGTACCAAAAGCATATTTTGGATACGAAAAAGACTTAACAGGTAAAGCAACTCTTGCAGCTGAAGATATTCGCTTTGCTAGAACAGTAGAGAGACTTCAAAGAATTGTGGAAAGTGAATTAACTAAAATTGGTTTAGTACACTTATATTCTCAAGGATTTGACAAAGAATCTTTAGTAAACTTTGAGATTAAATTAACCACTCCTTCTATTATTTATGAGCAAGAAAAAATTGCTCTTTGGAAAGAAAAAGTTGACTTAGCAACTCAAATGCAAGCAACCAAACTATTCTCATCAGACTATATCTACGATATGTTATTTGACATCTCAGAAGATAGTTACAACGAAATGAGAGATCTTATTAGAGAAGATGCTAAACGAGGATTTAGAATATCTCAAATAGAGAACGAAGGAAACGATCCAGTATCAACAGGACAATCTTTTGGAACACCTCATGACTTAGCTTCAATATATGGAGCGAGAGAGCAAGGAGAATTACCAGCAGGATACGATGAAAAAGCTACAATAGGAAGACCTAGAGAAAAGTTCTCAATAATAGGAACACAAGAAGATCCAGTTGGTGGAAGAGACAGATTAGGAGTACATGGAATGAAAGGCGGATACCCAAGCGATTCAGAAAATGTAAGAGAAGGTGCAAATAATACAATGTCAGTTTTTCTAAGAAACAAAAATATATTTCCTGTCAAAAAGCAAAACCTTTTTGAACAAGAAACACAAACAGAGTCAAATCTGTTAAATGAGGACAATATTAAAGATTTAGATAACTAAACGCTATTTATAGCAAAGACATACCTAAGATGCGTATTAAACACAGCAAGTATAAAAACACGGGCTTAATATTTGAACTATTAGTAAAACAAATAGCAGCGGATACCTTATCTAAAAGAGACTCCCCGGCATTAACCGTACTAAGAAAATTCTATACAGGAAATACAACACTAGTAAGAGAGTTTAAATTATATGATTTTGTACTGAAGAATAAAGGCGTAGGGCCAAAGAAAGCAGAATCAATCCTTAGCACTATTGTAGAGATTTCAAGAAAGCTTGATACGAAATCTCTTAGCAAGCAAAAGTACGAATTAATAAAAGAGTTAAAAAGCCACTACGACTTAGAGGAATTTTTCTCTATTAAAGTAGAATCATATAAGCCATTAGCAGCTCTTTATTGTTTGATGGAAGCACAAAATACAGCAGGTTTAGTAGACTTAGATGTGTTTGTTGATAATAAAACTACAATACTTGAGCATTTAACTCAAAGTAAAACAAATAACGGACAAGTAAAAAATGCTTTGATTGAAGAGTATTCAAAATACGATAAAGATTTAAGACTTCTAACATATAAAATTTTATTAGAAAAATTCAATCACCAATACAAAGATCTACTTCCAGAACAAAAGAATATTTTAAAGGAATTTATTGTATCTGTTAACTCTTCTACAAGATTAAGAAATGTAGTAAATGAGGAAATGACTAAATTACAAACACAAATTTCTAAATTAAAAAATAATATTACTGATAAAGTAGTAAAAATTAAATTAGAAGAAATTCAAAAAGCAATTGTTCCTGTAAAAAATACACAAAAAGTAGATGACAATCATTTAGTTTCTTTAATGCAGTACTATGACCTAGTAAATGAATTAAAAAATCTATGAAAAGGTCAAAATTACTTGAGATAATAAAAGAGATTTTAGGTGAACAAGAGGGGGGAGCTGTTGGAAACGTAGCAGCAGCAGTAGGTGGCGGAGAAGGACCTCCAAGAATACCAAGAGTTTTTGCTAAACCAGGACAAGGTAAAAATACAGCTACTAAAGCAACAGAAAAATTAGGTTACAAAACAGTTGAAAGACCAAAACGTCCTTCACATACAAAAATGTTTGACTACTTAGACGAAAATAAATAACATGAGAACACTACAAGAAAAATATAATGCAATTCAAGAGGGAAAATTCTCTAAGGATCATTTCTTAGCTGAAGCTAGAATGCAACAACCACAACTAGTAACTCGTTTCAACGGATACGATGATGCAGTTCAGATCCTTAAAAATAAAGGAATGATTGTAGAAGCTAGAGTAGACGAAACAACCATCAAAATGGTACCAGGTAGAGTATATGCTAGTAAAAATGGAAAGCTTACCTATATAGGAGTAATACCACCAGGAGGATCTCATAAAGGACAAAAAAATCCAACACAAGAAAACTTATACCTATTTGCAGACGAAAGCGGTAAAAAAGGTTTTGCATTCACTATAGAGCAGCTAAAACAAGCTAGAATGGATCCTATGAGCACTAGTGGAGATTTTGGGAATCTACCAAAAGGTAATATTGTTACCTTAGATGGAACACAAGGTTTACTAGATATGATAGCAAATGCTACTGTTAAAAGAACAGTATCTGGACCAGAATTAAGTGAAGCAAAACAACCAAAAGCAACAAAAAAAGGATTAGCCGATTACAGATATAAACCAACTAACGAAATGGACAAGTATCCATACGAACAAATCCTTAGAGGAATTAGAGTTGAGTTAGAAGTAGCAGGAGTTTATGGAACACCAACTGCAGAACAATATGCAAAAGCATTATCAACAGTATCTAAAAATTTAGCAAAAGATTCAATCTTTTATACAAACCAAGTAGCAGGTGTTAATCCAAAAGTAGACTTACACGATAAAATGGTTCCTGTAACAGCAAAAAATACAGTTGACACTTTCAACGGAATGAAAAAAGCTGCTTTAAAAGAAGGATTCAAAAAACTTATCAAAAAAGTACTATCTGAAGAGGTAATGGATGTTGAAAGCTACAAAGAGGATGAGGTATACGAAATGTATGGATAGGATGATATGGACGAATCTGCAATGGGAGACATTTACCAAATAGCTCAAGAACATGATACATTTGAACACTTTGTACAAGCTGTAGAAGATGAGTTTGGACCAGTAGAAGATATAGCAGAACTAGAACACATTTTTAACGCTACAAGAGGTGAAGACGATCTTTATGAAACTACAAAAGCAAAATCGTTATCTGAATTATTAAAATAAGTAAGATGAACAATCCACTATTAATAAATGTAACTCCTTTCAAAGGACTTCTTACTGAATCAAAAACCAAACCAGGAGTTTTTGAGGTAACAGGTATTATGCAAAGAGCAGGAGCTAAGAACCAAAACGGAAGAATCTACAAAAGAGAAATACTTGAAGATCAAGTAAGAGAATATATAGAGAATTTCGTAAAGGTAGGAAATGCCTACGGAGAATTAGATCACCCAGAATCGGCAATTGTATCTTTAAAAAATGCATCACACGTTGTAAAAGACTTATGGTGGGATGGAGATGACTTAATGGGTAAAGTAGAATTATTAAATACACCTTCAGGAAACATTGTAAAAGAAATATTAAGAGGAGGACACACAATTGGAATATCATCAAGAGGAACAGGATCAGTAACACAAACAAACGAAGGAACTTTAATGGTTCAACCAGACTTTGAATTAGTATGTTGGGATTTCGTTTCTAATCCTTCTACACAAGGAGCATTTATGAATCCAATTTCATTAAACGAAGGAAAACAAGCAGTAGGAAAATATGATAGATTAGATTCTATCATTAACAATATATTAAGAGCATAATGGAAAGAGATTTTGATATACATAATTGGCAAGCCAAGTTCTTAAAAGAATCTATAATTAAAGAAAGTGAAGGATACGTAGAGGTAATGGGACCTGATTTCGATCAAGCAATAGAGTTACTTCAATCAGCTTGGAAAGAATGGAAAAACGGACGAGCAACAGAGCCAGAAGATATTCCTCAAGCAAAACAAGACATATTAGATTACGTAGCAAGTCTTTTAAAATAAAACACAACCCACCCCATAAAGGTGGGTTTTTTATGTTTTGTAAAACAGTATATATTTATTTAAGAATATATCACGACCCTATGTGATATCTACTACAAAGTAAAACACTATTACGCTACTACTTAATAAGCGTACGACAATCAAAAAATCAAATTAAAATGTCAAACAAAGATTTATTAAAGCAAGCTATTGCTGAAGCGAAAACTATTCGTGAAGCTGCAATTGCCAACGCTAAAGAAGCTTTAGAAGAAACATTGACTCCACATTTAAAAGAAATGTTAGCTCAAAAGCTACAAGAAATGGATGATGAGGATAACATGGAAGAATACGGAATGGAGCACAACGACAGAGACTTAGACGGAGACGGAAAAGTTGATGCAAAAGACACCAGACTAGCTGAAGCTGAAGAAGAAGAGGAAGAAGCAGAAGAAGGAGAAGAAGGAGCTGAAGAAGAAGGTAACGAAGAAGAAGAGGAATTAGAAATCGAAGACATGTCTGTTGAAGATTTAAAAGACCTTATCAGAGACATCGTTGCACAAGAAGTAGGTAACGAAGAAGCTGAAACTGAAACAGGTGAAGAAGCTCCAGAAGGAGACGACATGACCAGTGTAGATGATTCAGAAGAGATCGACATCAACGAACTATTAGCCGAATTAGATGAAATGGATAATAGTAAAAACAAAATGAAAGAATACAGTTCAGGAAAAGTTGATCCAATGTCAATGTTTTCAGGTAAAGAAACCGGTAACGAACTAGACACTAAGCTAATTAATGCTGTTAAATCAGCAGCTAAAAAAGCAGGAATGTCAGTAGCAGATTTTTACAAGAAGCATATAGCTGGAACACCAGGAGAACCAATGTTACAAAGAGAAGAAGAATTAGAAGAATACAGTTCAGGAAAAGTTGATCCAATGTCAATGTTTTCAGGTAAAGAAACTGGTAAGGAATTAGATACTCAATTAATCAATGCTGTTAAATCAGCAGCTAAAAAAGCAGGAATGTCATTAGCAGATTTCTATAAAAAGCATATAGCTGGAACACCAGGTGAGCCAATGATGCAAAGAGAATCTGAAGAATTAAATGAAGCTTTACAAACAGTTAAAACTTTAAGAAATCAACTTCAAGAAGTTAATCTTTTAAATGCAAAATTACTTTATGTAAATAAAGTATTCAAATCAAATAACTTATCTGAAGGTCAAAAAGTAAACGTTATCGCAGCTTTTGACAAAGCAGAGACAGTTAAAGAAGTAAAATTAGTTTTCGAAACAGTTTCTAAAAATGTAGTTGCTAAACCAGCTACAATTAAAGAGCACAGATCTTTTGCTTCAAAAGCAACAGGGAACGCACAAACAACTGCACCAAAAGAAATCTTA